GGCATATAATACAGTAGCTATTCCAACTGACTTTAAAATATCCATTCCCTTGATACTTCCTATGATCTCAGTATCAAGGAACCCGTTTATAATAGGTAATAAATCATTTCTGAAGAAATTAGGTAGATCATTGGTGATCCAATCAAATGCTTTTGATAGCGTTTCTTTTATTTTTTCTGGATCACTTGCTAATTCTTTTAGATAATCAATGATTGCGGGAGAAAACGCAAATAACGTTAATCCTACAGCTTCTAATATACCACTGCTTTTCTTTTTACTTCTTTTTTTGTCCTTTGAATCATCTCCTATTTTCACTGCATCTTGAACGTGTTCTTCTGGAGCAGTTACTTCTCCTCCCATCAGCAATGCAATTACATTACTAAATGATTTGTTTATAGATATAAATGATGATAGTATATCGTTTAGAATAGACTTTTCAGATTTAGCAAAATCAAATAATGATGATAGTCTACTTAAAAATCCATCATTTTTCTTTTCATTTTTTAAATCATTACCATCGTCTTTAACTGCATCTATATTTTTATTAAAAAATTCATTCTTAAGAACATCTTTTTCTTTATAATTTAACTCTAGCTTTTTAGAAAGTAACTCTATTGCTTTAGATGATATTTGAAGCATGTTTATCTTCTTACTTCTTTCTAGCCCAGGTTGCAAATCCCATGTACGCACCTACTATAGATGCCATGGCTATGTAAAACATATCTAAAATATTTTCTAAAGCTTTGATTCTCGTTGTTTCAATGATTGGTGTTAACAGAATAGCTGTGTAGATGGTCATAGAAACCATAGCCATCCATGCCATTCTTCTTCTGTTTTTGAATCTATCTTCTGTTATTTGTTCTTCCACTTTACTTATATTCCCATCGCCATTTAGATCTATTGTGTCTTGATTTGACATCTTTACGGTTTCTCTCTTCTTTCTTTTTCTTCTTTAAGATATTGTAGAAGCATTTCAACATATATATCCCTCTCAAACGGTATCATTTCATCTATTTCGGTAATAGAATATTTGTGGTGCTGAGCCAATGCAAAAACTGTCATATAGTAGTTTTTAAGATTGTTATGACTCAGCCCTACGTAAAAAAATCTTTTAATGTACTCAATTTAATTGTGCGATCATTTCCTAATGAATTCTGATACTTAATTTCATGATATAACTTAGGCATCGTTGTGAAAAATTGTTCTATCTTTTTAAACGTCTTAGTATCTAAATTCTCAATAAACTCTATTAATTCTTCCTCTGTACTATCTTTAGCTGGATAAACTTTTTGTTTATCATAGATAACATCTATACAACTAACTAGAATCTTGTTCAATAAATCATTTTCTGATGTAACTTTGGCAATCTTTTCTCCTACAGTCATACTAGGATACTTGAGTACTATACCAACTTCATCGTTTATTTGGATTTTGTTTGTATGATTTTCATTAAAAACAACTTCTATTTCATCTATATTCAAATCAAATTCATAAATCTTATCATCTTCTGTATCTCTATATCTTAGATGCACAATGTTGTTGACTGATCTCGCTCTTAATTTTAAAAATATGTATTCGATATCGAAAGTAGTAAGGTTTTCCACATTAATATCATCTAAACAACAGTTATTAATTATTTGAGTTAATGCCAATATTTCTTCAGCATCATCTGATTGTTGCGCCATCAACAATAGCTTTTCTTCTTTAACAAGAAAAGGACGAAATTTAAATTCTTTCTGCGAAGAAGGAATCTTAATAAAGAACATTGGTGTTTGTATTTTAGGTAAAGCCATTATATACTCCTATATTATTTGAAAATTCCACCCAATCCAGTTGCAACTATATTTGCGTTATTCACGATGTTTATAGCGTCCGCGACTCCTTGAGGTTTCTTTAGTGTTGATAATGTTTGTGCTATTGTTCCAGCTTTAATTAATTTTTGAACAAAAGAAAGACCGGTTGTTACTCCCTCAGATGGCGCTAATTGCTGTGACAACCAAGATTTATAGTAAAAACTTACATTAAATGTCATGAAATCGTTTGTGCTTGCCCACTGTAATGGAACTTGAGATAATCTGTATGGGAAAGCATCCGCTAATCTATAGAACAGAATTTTATCTGATAAAGTATTATACACAGATATCTCAAGTGTGCACGTATATTCATTACGATATCCAACTTTATAGAAGTCTGTTCCTGGAGGAGCACCATCGCTATTTGTCTGAAATTCTACTATAGATGATAGCCATCTATGAAACATAGATATTATATATCCAGCACCATCTCCAATGAACATGAGATCAATATCACCGTATACAGCAGCGTGAGGAAATCTTTCTATGGGACCGATACCAAATGGTATATTTTCATCGACGGATATGTCTATTCCTGGCAAATCAGCTTTCATAGTAAAGAAAGAAAGTGTTCTAGGACCTTGAGTTGTTCTAAAGAAAGAACCAAATGATCCAGCATCAATGGAAGGATGCATGGTGACTAAAAATAAATTAATAGGAAGAACACCATCATATTGATTTAATGTAGACTTGAATTCTTCTATAGAAAATCCACTTGTTTTTCTTTGCGGCATCGTTCCATTGAGACCAATAATTGATCCCAATTTACCAGTTATAGAATCTAAGACGCTCGCCATCTTTCTATTTCCTTTTCTTTATTGCTTGTATACTATCTTTCCAAACTTGTCCTTCTGACTGCTTTTGGAATCTTTGTAATGGTAGAAACAACGCTAATTCCCATTCTTTTGCGGGAATGAAAGCTATCTTAGATCTAATGTGTGAGTTTAGATACGATTTAACACATGGTGCAAAATATTTTAAATTTTTTTGAGAATTCAAATAGTTGTATGTTAACTTAGCTAATCTCGTAGAGTCTTTAGCGAAATCATTAGTATTAGCTAACACATATAAGTTATCCATAAGAACCGCTCGATAAGGTGGTGGTAAATAATGTAAATTTAATCCTAAAAACCCGGTTTTGGTTATATTAAAAGGAAATACGATTGGAAATGTATCGTAATATGGTAAAGATTCTTTAGTTTTAGGATTATAATTAAATAAAAATAATTTACCAATTTCTCGCAAACTTCTTATGCCTGATACATGTTCTCGCTCATCTATAGTGGTAACAACTGATAATGATCCTCTATTAATGGACTCAGCTTTGCTTCTAAACCAATTCTTTGATTTTGCATATGTGTCAAATGACTGTAGTCTACTTTGCTCCAGAAGATCTTTATAAACATCTCTTTTTTTAACCATTATACTATTATTCCTAGTTCTTTCTCTGTTGCTATTAAGAACTTCCAGCTTTTATTAGCACAATATTTATTGGCTGCTTCCCACTTTGCTTGATTGACTCCCCACGTGTGAACTTCATATAAATATCGTTTGGTTATATTTTTTTGAGGAGTAGGAGGCACCGTTTGTTTTTGAGGCTTGACTTCGATCACGATTACTTCTGTTAAGCCTTCTTTATTTACTTTTTTTATCCAGAAATCTGGAAAATACCTATGCACTTTACCATCTATAGGTGATTTATATGGGATAAAGAATTCTTCACTAGCCCATTCTAATACATTAGAATTTTTATCTAAATAACTCATTAATTTGAGTTCATAGAGAGACCTATAAATAATGTTAGTAGGATTTCCCTTGTATTTTTTTGGATACTTTGGTTTGAAATAGCCTTTATAACTCATAAATCTATTTATAAATACTTTTAAAAGGATCATAGATGGCAAACCCATTAGATACACTTAGTTTCCAAAGCGATGTTGGAAAAAGTATAGGGTCATTAGCGTCTTCAGGATTAGGTAAATCTGTATCTGGATTAAGCAGCTCTTTGTCTAATGCAGGATTATCATTACCTGGATTAAAAAATTTCATTTCGTCCAAAGCAGATAGTCTTTCAAATGCGCTCGGCCAAAACGTAAGTAGATTTTCTGGCAATCTGTTCACTGAAAGATCTCAACTTTTCAAGGGTGCGGCCGATCCTTCTCAAGTATTTGCGGATAAAGACTCTGATAGCACTTTAGCATACCCGACTGATAATTTAAGAAATGAGTTCTTTACTCTCAGATTTTATAAGTATGTTAGACCTACTACATTTGAAAAATCAAAGGCAAGAGGTGTTTTAACAGTTCATTTGCCAATTCCTAGAAATCTATCTGAGCAGTTCACAGTTGATGTTGCGCCTACCGCTTTAAAAACTATAGGAGCTGCTATTCCAATAGGAGAAAACTTATTCAGTGAAGTGACTGGGGAAGGAAGCACATCAAGAGATCAATATGCAAAAGACGCCATTGGACTTTTAGGATCTGCTGTCAAAGAAAAGATATCACAATCTGCTACAGGTGAGGCTATTGGAAATCTTGCAGGACAATATCTAGGGACTATCCCCAACCCTCACATATCCGTGTTTTTTAACGGTGTAGATTTAAGACCTGCTATTGAATTTAGTTGGTTGTTTACACCAAAATCTGAACAAGATAGTATTCGTTTGAAAGAAGTCCTTACAAGCATGAAAAAATTGATTTTGCCTGCTATTTCAGCTGGAGCAGGCAATGTTATGGACTATCCACACATGGTTCAAGCAGAAATTCATGGTCTTGCTGAAGATACTACTCCTATATACAAGCTAGGATTAATTACAGCTCTTAATATCAATTATACACCGAACGGTCCATCTTTTTTCAAAAGAACAAATGCTCCTACGTTTATCGCATTTAGTTTTTTGTATCAAGAGATAGAAATAATTACTTCTAATGATTTTAAAGGAGATGCGAGTACTAAAGAAGGTCAAGCACTAGACATTATTAATAACATTGCTAACTTCGAAAAAGCAGATTCAAAAGAATAGTAATATCCCATGAAATATTTTACAAATCTACCAGTTATAAGTTACTCTAATAACTACGTTAGAAACATTCTAACTAGAATTAAATTTGGAGATAAATTCAAACAAAGTGCTGAAACTTTTTATCCATATGTTCAAAAAGAGTCTGCTGGTGATTTTAGATATGAAAACTTAGCTTATGATTACTACGATGATTCAGAAGACGTTTGGTTGCTTCATCTTTTCAATGAAGTAGTGGATCCTTATTATGATGTAGCGTTATCACAACAAGACTTTGATAAATTCATAACAAAAAAATATGGTTCTTTAAGAAACGCATATCAAAAAATTCTATTTTATAGAAACAACTATGATCAAGACGATTCATTTATAAATGAAAGTGGATATAATGCTTTGCCTGAAGAAACTAAAAGATACTGGGTTGCCAATATAAACTTTGACAATAACGTCATAGGGTATGAAAGAATAAAAGAAAATATAATTGTCTCCACCAATAGAATCATTACATTTGATGTTACCCTAGTAGGAAATACTGAATTTATTCTGGGTGAAAAAGTAATTCAAGGAGAATCATCTGGCTTCATTACTTTTAGTAATTCATCGGTTATAACTCTTCAACACATTTCTGGATTTGTTGATGAGAGTGATGACATAATTCAATCTGGATATATTAGTGGAGATCAATCACTCGCTAACGCAGAAATAACTTCTGCCAATTTAGTCTTTAATGCATTCGGTGGAGCCACAGGAAGTATGTCTCCAAATGAAGAAGTGTATTTTTCTCCAGTAACAGCGTTTGATTATGAAAATGAATTGAATGAACAGAAGAAAAATATAAAGATTCTCAATAAAAATGTGGTTCAAGATGTTTACTCTTCTTTTAAAGAGATATTCTAAATGGCGTCTAAAAAAAGCTTTGAAGCCGGTGATGTCGTTATAGAAAAACTTGAGTTAGTTGATTTAAGCGGTAAAAAACGTCCATACAATTTGCTTGACCAATTTGAAACCATAAACATTTTTGAATCAATCAAAAGCCCAGTCATAACTGGTTTAATTCAAATAGTTGATGGTATCAATCTACGAGAATCTTATCCTATTGTTGCTGAAAAGTGTAAGATTATTCTTAAATTCAAAAACGATCCAAACTTACCATCTAGAACGTTCGATCTTCTTATCACCGATATCAATAACGTACAGCCAGAACAAAACGCACAATATTCCACGTATGATTTAGTTCTTTGCTCTAAAGAAATACTAGACAACTCTAAACAACTATTCACTACTTCTATGAGACAGAAGAGAATAGATGAATATATAAAATATATAATGACTGACATTATAACTACACAAAAAGATGTTATAATATATCCTGGTGGAAACACAAAAGGTGTGCAAGACCTTGATTTGATTCAAATGAAACCTTTTCAAAGTATAGATTATCTTAGAAGAAGAGCTGTATCGATCAAGTATAGATCTTCTTCATATTGTTTTTTTGAAAACAAGTTAGGATTTATATTTGCCCCGATTGAATTTTTATTTGAAAGAGAAGATGGAAAAATAAAAGACGCAGAATTTTTCTTTGATACTGATGTTAGACAAAACGCTAAAAATATTACTATTAGAAATATATTAGCTTATAATCATATGACACAGCAGTCGACTGCAAAAATGGTTCAAGAAGGTGCACTCAAAAATGTAACTACTAGTTTAGATTTGAGAACACGGAGTTATCAAACAAACACGTTTGATTTATCAAAAGAGTTTCAAAATTTTAAATTTCCAGGAAAAACATCAAAAATAAATACAGCTAGTTTTGAAAATGAATATGGGCAAATGCCAGCTGTAACCAATTTCATAGTCAATACTTCAAAAAACCCGGATGATTTTTTAGTAGATAAAATTGGTTTTAATAAAGCGTTTGTTGAATTGTTGACGCAAAATATACTAAGAATAATGACTTGGGGTGATAGCATGTTGTCTGCTGGATATAGGATTCAGTGCCAAGTTCCTACAATCGATGGTCAAACAAAACCAAAAGGAACTAAGTTAAATGAAGTATCTTCTTATGTTTCCGGTGAATACTTAATATCGTCTATACGTCATATGTTTCATAAGCTTCAAGCGAAGCATAGATATTTGAATTCTATGGAATTGATAAAAGGAACGTACGGTGAAACGAGAAGAGGAGCATAATGAATAACAATAGATTTACTGGTGATATACCATTTGTTTGGTTCTTTGCTGAAGTGGTTAACGTGATGGATCCTGATATGTTAGGCCAGGTACAAATTAGAATAAGAGGATTTCATGATAGCTTTGAGGATGAAGATCTTCCTTGGGCAGCGCCATTACTTCCTATTACAAGCGCAAGTTATCAGCAACCAGAATTTGGAGAAGTAGGGGTTTCACCAACTGGAATTTTAGTTGGAAGTTTTGTTTATGGTTTTTTTGCTGATGGCCCAACTGCAAAAACTCCTGTGTTATTTGGAACAATGCCTAGCATTAAAAATAATGATCCAAAATTACATGACGTCTCTCCTCTTGCTAGAGAAGTTAATCAATGGGAGAATAAACCTCTTATGGGGCCTGAGCCACCTTCAACTTATGCGGCGCTGTATCCACAGAATAAAGTTAAAAGGACGATCTCAGGGCACGTCATAGAGATAGATGATACCAAAGATGCTGAACGGATCCACATCTATCACAAATCAGGAACGTATGTTGAGATAAGTGCAGATGGAAGAACTGTGACTAAAGTTACGGGAAACAATTTTGTCATTCATGCTCAAAACGATGAAGTACATGTGCAAGGTAACGTTCATGTTCATGTAGTAGGTAATGTGTTGATGGAAGTTGATAAAAATTTCGAAATGCAAGTGGGTGGAACATGTAAGATTCAATCGGGAGGAACTATGACATTGATTGGCAAACCTGACATACAGTTGAATCCATAATGGCAAAAAAAATTCATAGAGACACTGATAGTAGAGCATGCGGCGCGACTACAGTCGTGTCCGGGCAAGGTACTGTTTTTGCAAATGGGTTATTGGTATCAGTAGATCAAGATCCTAATAGCCATGGTGCCGGAAATTTAAAAGCAGCTTGTAATAAAGTTTATATTAATGGAAAATTGGTAGTTATAGTAGGCAATTCGGCTGCGCCTGACAAGTTATGCCCTCCTCTTGGTGGTGCCCATTGTGCTCCTGCGTCATCTAGCGGAAGTGGTGATGTATTCGTTGGCGGATAAATAACAAAATAAACATAAGAAGCAGATATGGCATTACCGAAAGTAGCAGACAGATATACTGCAAGAAGACCAAGAAATGAAGATCTTTACTCCGATTTTCTAGTCAATATCAATGCACATCCCGACAACGGTCAAATAGTTACATATAAAAATGAAGAAGCCGTTATTAGCTCCATAAAGAACCTTTTGTTTACAAATAAATACGAAAGATTGTTTCAACCAGAAATTGGTTCTAATATCCAAAGACTTCTATTTGAGCCAATAAGCCCGCAAACAGAAGTTGATATAGTAAACGAAATCAAAGAAACAATAGAAAATTACGAACCTAGAGCAAATTTATTAGACGTAATTGCAAGTGGAGATCCAGATAATAATTCATATTTAATTACTATATCTTTTTACATTACGTCTGCCGAAAACGTTACGACGATTAACATCCCTCTTTATAGAGTAAGATAATGGCTAATACAACTAATATAAACTTAGTAAATTTAGATTTCAATTCTTTAAAAAATAATTTTAAAGATTATCTAAAAGCACAGAACTCATTTAAAGATTATGATTTTGAAGGAAGTAATCTTAATGTATTACTAGATATTTTATCTTATAATACTTACATGAATGCTTTCTACTTGAACATGATAGGCAATGAAATGTTTCTTGATAGCGCTCAGCTAAGAGAAAGCGTAATATCTAGGGCAAAAGAATTAAATTACGTTCCAAGATCATTTAAATCTGCTAGAGCTAATGTAGAAATTTCTGTTGAAACTAACGGAACAGTTGCTACTATAACTATTCCAAAAGGAACTACATTTACAAGTCGTGTAGGGTCCAACAGCTATACGTTCTCAACAGATTCTGCTATTCTTATTAGTGGATCCAATAGCACATTCGTATCCGATGAAATCACTATATATGAAGGACAGTATGTAACCGATACTTTCAATGTCAACTACAGTGATTCTACTCAAAGGTTTGTGTTGTCTAATCCAACGATAGACACTGATTCATTAACTGTGTTAGTTTTAGAGAATAATGGCGCTGATGTTTTAACTTACTTGCGTGCAAATTCTTTGTTTGATAAGCAATCAAATTCTCAAGTGTATTTCATACAAGGTGCTGAGAACGAGAGATACGAAATTTTATTTGGTGATGGTGTTATAGGAAGAAAACCTGGTGATAACGCAGTAGTCGTATGTGAATATAGAGCAACTAAAGGTGAACTTCCAAATGGTGCTATGAAGTTTAAAGCTGACGGAGCTATAGGTGGCTTTTCAAATGTTACAGTCACAACCATCACCAGCGCGCAACAAGGTTCTATCAGTGAATCACTGGAATCAATTAAATTCAATGCACCTAGATACTTCACTACACAAGAAAGAGCAGTTACAGCTGAAGATTATGAAAACTTATTGAAGCTATATTTCCCGGAGATAAATGCGGTTTCAGTTTTTGGTGGAGAAGAATTAGATCCTCCTCAGTTTGGTAAAGTTTATATCGCTGTAGACTTGAAGAATGTCGATGGTGTTCCTGATATTAGAAAACAACAATATTATAACTTTATAAAACCCAGAGCATCGCTTTCGATAGACCCAATATTCATCGATCCAGATTTCATGTATCTAGATGTGGAAACTACGGTTCGCTATAATATTAACTTAACTGCTCTCAATACAGAATCTATTAAAGATGCTGTTTTAAATTCTATACGTAATTTTAATGATACTTATATTGATGATTTCAATGTTAAGTTTAGATATTCTAACTTAGTAACAACGATCGATGATACTGATCGTAGCATCATAAGCAATGATACCACAATTAGAGTAATAAGAACACTAATCCCTGAACTTGGATTCGAAACTGATTACACAATAGATTTTCAACAAGCTTTAGAAGATGATTTTGCTAATCTTCAAACAGTCCACCCATCAAACTATTTAAGTTCTGTGTCATCAAGTCCTTTCGTCGTTGGTGGTAAAACAGTTATCATAGAAGATGATGGATTGGGTAATTTACAATTGAAGACTGATGAAAACAATCAGCATACTGATGTTGTTAGAATCGGTAGTGTTGATTATGGCACTGGAAGTTTAATTATAAGCAAATTAAAAATTGATTCTTATACAGGTCAATTTATCAAAATTTATGCTAGAACCAAGACTAAAGACATTCTATCTGAACTGAGAACCATTCTTTCTATTAGAGATCAAGATGTTAGAATAACTGTAATTGCTGAGAGAGAGTAATACGAGTGAAAGACATAACTCCTTATATTTCTCCATTAATCCAATCGCAGTTTCCTGCGTTTTATCGTGATGAAGGTCCTCAATTTGTAGCTTTAATAAAGTCATATTATGAATGGATGGAGCAATCTAATAATGCTTTATATCATGCAAGAAGATTATTAGAATACAGAGATATTGATCAAACAGTAGACGATTTCATTGTATATTTTAAAGAAGAAACATTAAAGAACGTACAGTTTGATACAGCCACAAATAAAAGACTCTTAGTTAAAAATGCTTTAGATTTCTATAGATCTAAAGGAACTGAACGCTCAATAGATTTATTTTTCAAACTGGTTTATGCTCAACCAGCAAAAGTCTATTATCCAGGTGATGATGTATTTAAGTTATCTGATAACACTTGGAAAATACCTGAATATCTAGAAGTAACTTCTACAGTTTACAATCCAGATTTTGAAGGAAAACAAATTACTGGAAT